CTGTTTTAGAGTTTAACCAAGCATTTCTTAAACCAAGCAAAGCACGATAATCATAAACCTGTTGTATTTCTTCAGGTGTATAACCTAAAGTATTTACAGCATATTCACTAATAGCAGCCTTTTCTTTTAACGCAACCTCTTGGTTTTGCCATTCAGGGATTATTTCAAGAAGCTTTTGATTGCCGTATTCAACAAATTGTTGAATTTGTGTTTGTTGTTTAACCAAAGCTTCTTGTTGAAGCCTTTGTTGTTCAGCACTTACAGCACTAAGCTTTTCTTTCTTTTCATCCCAAAGCTGTTTTTCGCGAACATACCCAACAGGATCATCTTCGTACAAAGTGTTCCAATCTGGTTCGTTAGCCAGTTCGCCCTTTAATTGGGCTTCCATCTTCGGTAACAACTGCGAATAAATCGCATCTCTTTGCGCTAACTCTGCTTGCTGCTGCTCAATAGTCTTACGCTGTTGAGAGAGTTCTTGAGTTTTACGCGTATAATCTTGCTGACGAGAATATCCATTGACGAGTTCCTCTTGCGTGACTTCTACCTCTTGGCCATCTACTTTTACAGTAAATGTTTGAAGTTGCGGAGCTTCCTCTTCAACATCGGTTTGTTCTTCATCCAGTTCTTCGTCCTCATCGTCAAACTCTTCGTCATCTTCTACATCTTCTTCAAGATCTTCAGATACTTCAGGTTCTTCTTCAAGGACTTCTTCTTGTATTACTTCTTCTGTTTCTGTGACTGCATCCTCAACCTTATCCTCTTCAGGGGTTAAGAAACTTTCAAACATCGAAGTAGTAACTTCCTTATCAGTTTGTAAAGCAGTCGGTTTATCCGTTATTGCCATAATAAATACTCCTTATGTATTTAAGAGTATTTTAGCTTAATAATGTGTAAAAAGGGAAGGTTTAACCAATATTTCTAATTTTGTTTATATTGGCTTGTGTGAGTTTACCTTTCTCTGCAATGATACGCAGATGTCTTTCAACCTCTGGTAATAGTAATAATGATCTGTGGATATCTTCTCTAGCATTAACATCATCTATCTCTCTTGAGTTTAACCAATGAGTAATGTATTCGTTTTTAAGATTTTCTATTGCTTCTTTAAAAACTTCTGAGGTTAATATTTGTTCTGCTTGTGCTGCTTTAACTACTTCTTCGTGTGATACTGACATTAAAATAATCCCATAGGTAATTGTTGGTCTACAGAAAATCTACCGCCAGTTGGCTGTTTAAAACCAGCAAGTTGTTCTTCTAATTGTGCAAGCCTTGTGTCATAAGCTGTTAAATCTGGTTGTTGAAAAGTTGGCATATCAATACCAGCTATAGCTTTAGATATATCATCTTGTGTTACAAACTTAGAAACATCTGGAACTTGTTGTTGTGGTATAGACATTAATATATCTTGTTTTAAAACGCTTGGGTCAAAACTTGGTATATCTTCCAACCTAGCAAGACCACTTATATCAGGAATATTAATACTTCCTCTTATATCTTCCATAAGTTCTTTTCTTAGTGCCTCTTCGTCAAAAACATTAGGTGTTGGTATATCTTCCTGTCTAGCAAATTGTGAAAAATCAGGTAAGTTTAAACCTTGTTGTATATCTTCTATAGAAAATTCTCTGCCTGTTGGAATGTCTGGAATAAAAGAAGGTATGTCTTGTTTAGTAACAAACTGTGATAAATCAGGTTGTTCAAAAGTTGGCATACTTTCAGCTATTCGCTCTTGTACTATTTTGTCTATAGCATCTTTATCAAGACCACCATCAAATAATTTACCTATGTTTAGTAAGTTACTTAAAGGAGGAAAGTCTTGTTTTCTATCAACAGGAATATTTACACCACCAATACCTGTACCAAAATATCTTGGATCATCTGGTTCTCTTGTTGGGGGTAAAATTGGTGGAGGCGGGGGTGGAATGTCTACATTTTTTGGTATGTTTAATTGTTCTTGTGTATAACCCATTGGTTGTTCTGGGGAATAGCTTACGCCTGGTGCAATGACTTGTGACATTGGCATACCGCCAGCTATAGAACGCGCATAGTCAAAACCACTTGAATATGTTGGGTCTGAAGGTGGTATTACATAACTACCAAAATCATCTGGACCTAGTTGTGGTTTTTGGGTTAAAACATTTCTTAAATTTTGCATAAAACCACCTCTTCCTGCACCAACATTATTTAAGTTAGCTATATTAGCAGAACCCAAACCTAAGTTACCGCCTAATAATGAACTGATATCGCCTAATGCTGCTATATATTCTTTTGGATCTTCTGCTATTGCCATATTAACCTGTTATTAACTTGTCCATTTTTTCGTCTAGCTTGTCTAAACGGTCTATAACTCTGTCTATACTGATTGTTAATTCAACCTTAGTTACATAATCTTTTGCAACTTCTTCACGAGTCTTATTGAGTAGTATATCAACTCTTTTTAATTCTGTCGCGTTGGTTCTTATGCTATGAACTATAGGAGCAAAGATTAAAGTAATGATTATGTTCCAATACATCATCGGGTCCATGCTAATAACTCCAGATATGTGGTCTTGGGCGACCTTGTGAATCTTTAGATATATCTAAGTGTATAAACCTAGCACCACCTTTTTGATTGACTCCAATACCAGTAAAACCATAATTAGTGGCTTTAGATATAATCTCTAATGCTTGTTTACCTCTAACACCTATGTCAGCTGCTAGACCAACGGCGTGTGTGCCTGGTTTTGATTTGTTTATTTCTACAGGATGTTCAGCACATCTATAACCACTTGTTATCTTGAATGGGAAACCACAATCAGTTCTAAGTGCTTGTAGTTTATCTATAAGCTCATGTTCTATTTTGTTTTCACCACAATGCTTACAAGCAAATTCTTCTAGTTTAAAGTTATCCCAACTCATCTAGCAACTCCTTTGGTTTTTTCAAATGTTCTAAGTCCGCCAAGTCCTAACATACCCATCAATACAGTCATCAACGATCCCATGTCAAAGGATGGTAATACAAAAGATATTCCAAATGCTGAGAGTGCGAAGATAATAATAGGCTGAAGCAAAAAGTGATAAAGCATAGCGATAGAACAGGTCCAGCCCACGAATGGGCGCCACCCTGCAACAAATAAAGACTTATGGCCAGCTTCAATTTTATTAATCTCCACTTGAGCCATATTTGCTTTATGTAATTCGGTTTTAAGTTCATGGTTTAGTTTAGCCTGCAAGTCCTTGTCAGGAATCATTTTGTTTACTATGTCACTTACTGGACCTATTAGCTTATCAATCATTTTTTATTTTTCTTTGTTTTCTTCTTTGGTGGTCTACCTACTTTACTTCCGTATGTTCCTTTTCCTTTTGGCATAATGTTTCCTCGTCTATTGTATATATCGATAGTTTTTGGCTTTTGCCTTTAACACTTATCGGTTTTAATAATTTTAACCTAAATTTACAATCTATGGCAGTAGAATAACCAATCAATATGTCTTTTCCTACTTCTTTGGTTGCAGACTCTAATCTTGCTGCTGTATTTACGCAGTCTCCAATAGCAGAGTAATCAAACCTAGTATCGCTACCCATGTTGCCTATAACGGCTTCACCAGTATTAATACCTATACCTATTTCTATACCTAGGTTTGCTTTCTTCATGTTTTCTTTTATTTCTATAGCAGTTTGTACAGCTGCACTTCTATGATCTGGTAAATCTATAGGTGCATTAAATATAGCCATCATTGCATCGCCAATATACTTATCTACCATGCCACCATATTTTTGCACAGCGTCTGATTGTATTGTCAATGCCTTGTTCATAATCTCAGTTACTTCTTCTGGTTCTAATCTTTCTGACAAAGATGTAAAACCTCTAACATCTGTAAATAAAAATGTTGCTTCTTTTTTCTCACCACCAAGTTTTAATAAACTAGGATTGTCTTGTAATTGTTTTACTTGCCTTGGATCTAAGTAATGTTCAAACTGTTTTTTAATTTGTTGACGCAATTTATATTGCTTTTTGTAGTTAATATAGAAGGCAATAGTAGAAGTTATGATTTGTGAGATAAAAGTCCATGAAAAATCTATCAAATAGCCCTTCTGAACGCTAAAAGCTCCTAAGAAGCCTGTGGTGAAGAGCAAAATTACAGCGATACTTAGACCCTTAACCACGCCGAGATAATTGATTACAAGCCACGTCAACGACACGAAAATTCCAAAAATCAAAATTTCAGCCACCAATGACCATTCTGGAATCCTTGGAGAGTTTTCTATAAGAATTGACTCAGATAATGCTGCTTGAATTTTATGTGGCTCTAATAATCCAGTTGGAGTTGCAATTTGTGGCATGATTCCTGGCGCAGTAATTCCAAGAAATACAAACTTACCAGCAACATTCATTTCTTGTAAATCTGTTTGTGGTGTATCTACCCAACTAATCCATTTACGACCAAGACTATCTGTTTTGATCGGTGGTATTCCTCTGACTGATATTTCCTGTATACCATTATCATTAGTTTTTATAATGTAGGTTCTTGCTCCTGTTAGTGCTTTCAATACCTCTGTACCAAAAGAAGAAACATAACCATCTGGTGTTTTAAGTAGTAATGGTATTCGTCTGACTAGATTATCAACATCGGTGGGTGCAGCAGATATACCTTCTTGTATATAGTTAGTTCTAAGGTTGTGAGTATTCTGTACTACACCCTTGGAAAGCATACCACCAACATCAGGTCCTTTGATAACCGTACCAACTGTTTTTGGGTATATTTGATTTGGGTATTCAAATGAAGCCAAAATAGATGTACCATATCTTAACGACTCCGCAAAAAATTCATCACCACCAAACCTATCTGGATGCGGAAAACTAACAACCCAACCCACACCCAATGCACCAGCATCTATAATCTGTTTATGTATTTCTCCTAGTCTTTGTCTTGGTATAGGCCAACCGCCTTCTGCATCTATATCTTCTTCGGTAATGTTTAAAATAGTAAAGTAACCAGAAGGATTTTGTTGAGGCACAAGATAATCAAATACTTTTAGTTTTAGTGTTTCTGTTGGCGTTGACTGATATAAGACAGGCAACACTAATATTATAAGTATGGTGAATAGTAGTCGCTTCATTAATTACTTTGAGTGATTTTTATAGTGCCGCCAGTACCACCATTTATTTTAATAATATTGGATGCACCATCTTGTATAAAGATAACAGTATAACTACCAGCAGAGTCTATATCCACTCTAGCTGTATCGCTAACACTACGCATAAGCGTTAATACTTCTCCTGTTATAAAAGATGTTATTTGGGTGCCTAAGTCTTGACCTAGTTTAGTACCAACAATATTAGTAGATGTAGCGTCTTGTGCTAACTGATCCTCTTGTTGTATTTCTTGTAGTGCATCTATAACATCTAGCAAATCTTCCAAGAAGTTTACATCAAGATAGTTTATATCTAATTCTGTAAACTCTAGCTCTTTCTCTGAGTCTAGGAAATCTTCTTCTAAGAAGTCCTCATCCAAACCATCAAAGTCTAGTATGTTTTTCTTTTTGGTTTGTGTTGTTTCTTCTACAACCACCTCTTCTTTAGGTGGATTAACAATAAGCATATTGTCTATAAGGTCTAGCGTTAAGTCTAAGATTACAGGTGAGCTAGGTGATTTCTCAAAGACATCTACTGTTGTAGCTTCGTAAGGTTTATTAAGTGTAACTGTACCCATAGCTGTAGTTACTAATATCTCACCACTAGAATTACCAAATTCATCTGGTAAAAGTATAAGCAAAGACCTGCCAATTTCATCTACCGTAACTGTGAAATCAGTACCACGAATTGCTATGTTTGCTGTGGGTGTTTTAAGATCTATATTGTTTTTATCTATCTTGTTTAAACCGCCAGTAATAAACCTGGCTGTACCAAGACCAAAGGTAATAGCCATTTTAGATTTACTAGGGTTAGGGTCAAAGATGTATTCGTCTATGGTGAGCTGAGAGTTTTCTGTAAGTCTTACCTTGGAGTCGTCTAGGAACGTAATAGCCATACGACCATTAGTCGTAATTGCTTCATCATTTTGTTGTATATCAAAAGACTCTTTTGCTTCATAAGGCTTGTCTCTTAGTATCTGTGCTGAACCATTTAGTTCAGATATGTTTCCTATATCAACAGCTTG